CCCCAAGCGAGGCAGCCATGTCGAAGAGATTCAAATTTGTGATGGTCTCCACGCCTTCGGCCATGAGCTTGAAGCCTTCACCGCAGTTTCTAGCCGCATTGCCGATGGACTCAATGATTCCGGCCACCGCATCAAGAATAGATGTCACCGCATTGCCAAAGCTTTCAATGACGCCGCCTGCCGCATCGAACACTTCAGAAATCGTGTCTCCCAGCTGAGAAACAAGACGGGTGATGGAATCGATGATGGGTGAAATCTGTTCCACCAGGCTGGTGAATGCATCGCAAATGGCTTGAATGGCCGCCGATGTGGCTTCCACCACTTTCGTGACTTCCGGAATATAAGGCGCCAGCGCTTCCACGATGGAAACGATGGAGTCCGCAATAATCTGGACGATTGTGGTAAACGCATTCACGAAGATGTCCACCAAAGGCGTGATGGCTTCGATGAGGATGGCCGAACAATTGGCAAACGTTGTGGCACATATAGAAAATGCCGCCGCAAACGTTTCAATATAGGGCGCGATGGCCACCAGAACATTGGCAAGAGCCGTGCCCACAGCTTCCACAATCATACTTATGGCAGAGCCCAAAGCTTCAATGGCAGGCGATGCCGCCGCAACCGCCGTGCCGATGGACTCGATGATTTTGGCAAAGCCTTCTCCTTGAGATCCAATCAAAGCAATGCCTGCCGCAACCATGAACAAGGCGGCTCCAAAGGCCAAGAGGTTTGCCGGTCCGGCTATGGCAAGGCCTTCTCCAATGCCTTTGAAGGCGGTGGCAATACCTTTTCCCAAAGCTTTGATGACCGTGGCCATGCCTTGGCAGGCAGATTTAATGGCCGAACCAACAGACTTAATCACAGTGGCAATGCTTTTAAAAATTTTGGCAAGCTTGCTTTTGGTTCCCAAAGCTTCCGCGGCCGTTTCCGAAGTTCCCTTTTTGAAAAGGCTCAAGAAGCCTTTGAGCGGGTTGAAATTGGACAGAAAGTTGAAGCCTTTAAAGGCCGCCACAGCTCCCACAACAAGTGTGGTGATGTTTCCCAAAGCGCCCGTGTTCATGCCGTTGAGAAAATCGGCAATGCCGGAGGCCGCAGATGCGACGACATCAACCAAGGCCACAAAAGCATTGATGAGCATGTCAAGCAGGCCGGAATTGGCCGCAGCTTCCAAGGCATTGTGAATGGCGGTGCCCACTTTGCTGAAAGCTTGCGCCACTTTGTTCAATGTGCCGCTTTCTTTCATGCGGTCCATCACTTTTCCGGCAACAGTCAAAATGGCATTCAGCTGGGCTGTGAGCCAGTCAAAAGCGCCTGTCAGAAAAGAGAGGTCCACAGAAGAGAAGGCATCTGCCAATTTGGCGCCCACTTCTCCTGCCTTTGCCGCCAGATCCGCGAAGGATTGGACGAGCGTCTTCATGCCACCGGAATTGATGAATGAATCAATCTGGGCTGTGAATCCGGACCAGGCTTGAGAAAAAGACTTTTTGATGTTGTCAAAACGCGTTGTGTCGATGGATTTCACAGCGCCCACAATGCCGGGAATGGCCCTTTTGGCAATGTCCTGCAAGCCGGAAAAAGCGGTGTTGATGCCGTATTTCATGCTGTCTAGCATGCCGGCCACACTCGTTCCTGCCGAAGAAAGGGCGCTGTCAATGGTTGTAAGAAGATTGGCCACGCCTTTTTTGCTGGCGTTGGCCAAGTTTTTCAAAGATGTGCCGATGCCTTCCACACTCGTTCTGGCCGTGTCTGCCAGTTTTGAGCCGTTTCCAGCCACATCAATCAGGGCATCGTTGAACTCATCCAGCGTGATAGTGCCGTCAGAAAGCTTTTCATACAGTTCGGATGTATTGCCGGACGTGATGCCCAGTTCTTTGGCCACTTCTGTCAAAGCATACTTGCCGGATGTGAGCATGGAATTCCATGACTGCATGTCCACTTTTCCGGCCGCCAGCATTTGGCAATATTGGGTCAATGCGTTGTCCGCTTCGTCAGAAGAGGCGCCGGATGCAAGCATAGCATTGTTGAAGGCAATGGCTGTATTCGTGCCTTTGTCCAAGTCTCCCAATGTCAGCGTTAAGTTTTTGGCGTTGGCCACAATGCCGTCCAATGTGGTGGGCAAGCCGTCAATGCCGTTGGACAAGGTGTTGATGGCATCGCTTGCCTGTTCGGTGGTGAATCCCATTTGACTCATGACTTTGGGAAATTGGGTCAATGTGTCATAGCGGGAAACGGCTCCGTTGATGGAGCTTGTCAGCGTATTGAAGGCTTTTTGGCCGGCTGACTGCAGAAAGCCGAAGGCAATGGTGCTTCCGGCGCTGGACAGAGCGGAAAGCTTGTCTTTGACTGCCGTGACTTTGGAATTGAAAGAACTGTCGTCTGCTGAAATTTTAGGTTCAGCTGTGGCAGACGCAATTTGGGAAAGCTTCGATTTCACTTTTCCAACGGTCTCTGACGCTTTGTCTTTCAAAGACATAATCACTTGGACCGGCTTGGCTGTGGCCGATTGGATTTTATTGATGATTGGACTTAGTTTGGATGAGGCTTTGTCTTTGATGGTGGTGACAATCTCTGCCGCCTTTTTCGTCAGGCTGTTGATGATTGTCTGAATTTTGGAAAGCTTCGTTGTGGCGTTGTCTTTGGCTGTGACTGTCACTTGTGGTTTGGCATTGTCCACTTTCTCAGTTTCTTCAACGACTTTGTCCAAAGCGGGAGATGCTGTGTCTTCTGCCTGTACATCCACAACAGGGTCAACGGCATCCAGCTTTTCAGCTTCGGCCTGCACGACATTGATTGTCGGGCTCGCTTTGTCTTCGGCCTGCACGTCCACAACAGGGTCAGTGCTGCTGACTTTGTCTGCATCTTCCAAAACTTTTTCAATTTTTGGTGTGGCTTTGTCTTGGGCATCCACCACCACTTGAATGAGCTTGTTTGCGGTTTTGTCCAGCTGTTCTAGGGAACTGATCAGTTTCTTCAGGGTTGCGGTAAACCCATCATCGACAGCTGACAACTTGGCTTGTATCTCATGTTTCTCTTCCATTGGCTCCACCTCCTTTCATGCGCAGATATCTGCGGTAATTGGCCACTGGCCCGCTCAATGTTTCCGTCTTTCCTTCGGGCTTGTCTCCTGCAGCTTCTCGAATCTGCTTTTTGTAATCGAAGAACTTCTTGAAGCTGGAATAGATCAGGCGGGATTTTTTGTCCCGCAAGGTCGCTTTATTGTTGAGGAAGGCGGCTTCATGAATCCGGTAATCTTCATCCACATTTTTCAGCCGGTGGGCCTGGCACAATAGGCGGTATTCATGAAAATCCAAATTCAGGACTTGTTCAATGGATTGAAAGCCGAAGAATCTGAAACAGTTTATGGCGATGTCATCCATCAGGCTGTTCAGGTTGGGCGGCTTGCGTTTTATGCCTTCGTCTCGGGCAGAAGATTGAACTTCTTGAACTGTGTCTTGCAGACATTCGCTTTGGACAAAAAATCAATCACCTCTGCGATCAATCCTTCAATGTCTTCGCATTCGTCTTCCAAATAAGCTTCCACAGTGTTCATTTCAAGGCGGGGTTTCTGGCCGGTTCCAAGCAGGTACAGGATGAGGGCAAGACTTCGCAAATCGCCCCGTTCCTGAAGCATGTTCACGTGATAGGCCAGGCCGTATTCCACCTTCACGCCTTTTTCCACGGCTGTATATGACTTTTCGATTTCTTTCAAGAAGGCAAAGGATGCCTTGAGAGGATAGGTTTTATTGCCCATTGTGATTTCCATATTTGGATTCTCCTTTTTTAAAAATGAAAGGGAGCCTGTGTTTCAGACTCCCTGGAATGGTTTCTATACTGCTGGTTGAACTTTCGTCGTATCGGCAAAAGCGTATTGAGCCGCTTCTTTCTGCGCTTCGGTCAGCGTGGCATAGCCTGTGGCGCCGGTGCCGTTGATGCCGATGTCCATGGACACTTCCACAAAGTCTTCTGCATTGGCGCTCTTTTCAAGACTTGTGATGTATCCCTGGTAGTAGGTGGCTTCATACTTGCCTTCGTTGTCTCCGGAGCCTTCCACTTCGGTGTTGACTTCCCAGACTTCCACAAGCTTGTCTGCAAGCATGGCCGATTTCAACTCTTCAATGACCGTGTCGCCTTTGGCAAGGATGGTGGTCAAGGAAATCTCAATTTCAGCCTGTGAAGGCGTGCGGATCGTGCCGTCTTTGGTGGCGGTGGAGTCCGCATCTTTGGAAATGGTTGTGGTGCCTTCGGTCTGGAAGGCAGGGATTTGGGCGGCATTGGTGGCCGCATTTTCCAAAACCCGCAGCAAATACAGAATTTTTGAACCTTTCACCGGTTCGGCAAACATCTGCAGATTGATTTTCATATTCTACCTCCAATAGTGTTTGAATGTGATGTACAAAACTCCCCGCATAAGCGGCTCTGATGTCGTGTTGTCGGCAAGAACCGATTCAGAACATTCGCATATATGCCAGGCGTAGGAGTCTGTGTAATGGATTGTGGCCGCCAGCTGTTGAATCTCAAACAGCAAGTTTGTCAGAACGCCTCTTTGGCGGACGTTGTTGTGCCAAACGTCAATAGACAAAGAGACTTTTCCGAAGGCGGCTTGTTTTGTGTCAAAAGACGGAATGTGTTGGGTGTCGCTTACATAAATGAAGGGATACGGAGTGCCGGCAGGAGGAAGAAATCCATCATAGACTTCCGGTTTGCCTTGGTACTTTTCCCTCAGCGCCACAAGCATGGCTGTGAATATTTCTTGTGATGGACTCATTTATCACCTGTCAGTTT